GACCAGGTGTTATTTCTGGCAGCGAGATCGGCACAATTCTAGGGCTTTCCCCTTGGACTTCTGCAATTACTTTGTGGGCTGAAAAGACAGGCAAACTTGAACGCTCTGTAACACCTAACGTTGCTATGCGTTTAGGCACACTTGTTGAACCTGCAATTCGACAGCTATACATTGAGTCGCACCCTGATCATGTTGTGCAAGAAGTAGGCACTTACGGCTGCGTTGAAGCATCATGGATGCACGCAAACCCTGACGGCATTTGTGTAGACGAAACAGGTGAAGGCTACATCCTAGAAATCAAACACACAGCAATCTATTGGGACAGTATTCCTGAACATTACAAGGCACAAGTTTATTGGTATATGAACGTTTTCAAGTTGCGTAAAGCAGTTTTTGCTGTAGTCAATGCAGGCAGATATAAAGAGTTTGAACTGTTATGGGATGACTTCGAATGGCAGGCAATACTGCAGCAAGTCACAAAGTTTAGATCTTATGTTCTTGACAATGTGCAACCTGACTGGGATGGTTCAGAATCAACTTATGAAACTGTGCGACAGCTCTCACCTGGCATTGAATCGAGAGATGAAGAACTAGGCACTTTAGGTATCGAGTTACTAAACGCTCAAACGGATTTCGATACAGCTGAAACACATTTGAGAGAAATGAAGTCAAGGGTTATCGGTGCTTTGAATGGTGCTAAAAATGGTTGCATTGATGGACAGGTTGTTGTGACTTTATCGCAAAGGGGTAACTCTGCTCCTTACCTAACAATTAAGAAAGCGAAATAACATGAAAATAAGTGATGTAAAAGGTTTAACTGTAGGCAACAAAATTGCTATAGTGATCCGTAACGATAAAATAAAAAGCACTGAAGTTTCAGGTGTGCTATCAGGTATTCAAGTCTTAGACTCAGGTTCAGTAGGTGTTACCCTGTATGGCTTTAGTCAATGGCTTTGGTTAGAAAAGAACATGACAGTGACTTGGAGCGATAACTAATGGCACATTTTAACCTTGCAGAATATCAGACAGTTCAGGAAAGAATTGATTTGTTTTGGGCTAGATACCCTCAAGGCAGATTTCATTTAGAAATGGCTACAACACCTAATCCTGAGCAAGTAGTTTTTCGGGCAGAAGTGTATTTGCATAAAGATGACTTGTATCCTGCGACAGTTGACTTTGCTGAAGAGCGTTTAGGTTCATCACCTGTAAACAAAACATCTTTCGTGGAAAACTGTGCGACCAGTGCTTTAGGTAGAGCAATCTCTATGCTTGGCGGCGAGTTTAGTCCTAAAGGTAAACGACCATCACAGCAAGAAATGTCTAAAGTAGTTCGACTAACAGATGCACCTACAACACGCAACTGGTCAAATGCTTTAGATAACATCAACGACATTGAAGGTTTACGATCTCTTTACAATGAAGCGAAACAAGGTAAAGCACCTGGTGCTATTCTTGAAGCAATCAAAAGTAAGGCCGATGGAATCACTGCAGCTACTACAAACAATTAGCGTACTCTCTGCACACATTAGAGAGCTCGGTGAACTTGTTGTGTCTCTGACTGATGACCCTGTTCTGCGTGGTAAAACGCTTGTAAGGCTAAATGAGCAGACTATTAGGCTAAACACGCTCATAAAATACATGGATTAGGTGTTTTCCCTGTAGTTGTGGTTAGATGTCTGCATGACTCGGACAAAATGCGATACACAAAATGAGGTTATCTACTGCACCCGATGCGGTATTGAACAAAACTATGAGCAAACTTATAAACGTGTAATACGCAAAACAGTTAACCCTTTATGGTGTAGAGATTGTCGTGATAATCGTACAGAGATTAGGCGTGACCATGCTTGGAAACATCCTGCACTAGGCAAACTCTATTGTTGGCTGTGGATAGGTGAACTAGACGATAACTGGGAGCCGATAACAGAACATGGTGAGCTGTATAGACCTGGTGAACGTATTTGTGGGTTAAAGGATTGTGTAAAACAAACACACATAATAGAAAAGGACAAAGAATGATTAAGCCTGCTAACAGTTTTGAAGCTGTGAAGATGGTGTTAGATAAAGCACCTAAAGATTTGACTGCAGTTCAAAGACTTGTGCTAATCCAAATAGCTCATCACTATCCGACTCCACATCTCTCTCAGAAGACTCTTGCAGCTGAAATAGGTGTTAGGCGTGAAGACACTGTTAATCGTGCTATAGCCGTTTTAGTGCAACGTGATCTGTTGATTAAGACGCGTCAAGGTGTGATGCGTGCAAACAAATATGAACTAAATTACGCTTCGCCGTTATACGCTCAAACCGCTGTAATGACCACACGCCAAACCGCATATCATTTATACGGCCAAACCGCTGTTAAACAAACAATTAACAAAAAAGAAAACAAAGAACGTTTTTTTGATTTTCTAGGTAATTTCCCTAACATGACTGTTGATGAAGCAAAGGTCTATCGTGCGTGGACACGAGCACTCCGAGAAAAGAACGCTAGCGAAGATTTACTTGTTACTGCTTCGCAGGCTAATAGGGAGATGCTTGAACCTGATGCTTGGTTGAACTTTGAAAAGTGGAAGAGCTATAAACCTGAGCGTGATGAGATTGCTGAACTGCGTGAGATGAGTATTTGATGAACATGGAGCATTTGAATGAGTCACGTGTTTTAGGTGGTTTGATGGAGTTAGGTGATGACGCTTATTTTGATTTGGTTTGGGATGTCAAGTATTTTGATTCCACTGCTATGCGTGAAGTGTTGCAGCTGATTTTAGATCAGATTGATTTGAGTGAACCTTATGATAGGTGGACTGTGGGGGTGAAGGCTCAAAGAATGTTTGGTGCCAGACTGTATTTAGACATTTTGGGCTGTTATGAAGATAAGGCTTTTGGGATGGTTGACCTGCGTTTTTGGCATAGGTTGGTTGTTGAAGCCTGGCAGAAACGTGAGTTAGAGATACAAGCAAAGATTATTATTGAGCAGCCTGATAAGGCGTTGGATGCTGTTAAGGCTATAGCTGAAGTTCATGCTGTCACTAGTGTTGGTGATTCTTTGAATACTGTGCGGGAAGATTATCTTGAGCATGTGAAGGTTCGTGAAGATGGTGTTGCTTTGTTGCCTACAGGTGAACCTGCTATTGATGCTTTGCTTGGTGGTGGTTGGCGTAATGGTATTTATGGTATTGCTGGTAGGCCTAAGCAGGGTAAGTCGATGGTGATGTTGCATTTTGCTCGTAAGTTGGCGGAGCAGGGTCGTAAGGTGTTGTTTGTTAGTTATGAGATGGATAAACATCAGGTTTATGATCGTTTGCAGGCTGCAGTATTTGGTGTTGATTCTAATGAGATTGCTAAGAATCAGTTTGAAAAGAAGTTTGATGGTGACGTTGTGAAGGCTGGTAGGGATAGTATGCCTTCAGGTTTGGTTGTAGTGAATCCTAAGGATCGTGATGTCAGTGATTTGCATAAGCTCATTATTCGTACAGGGCAGAAGATGGGTGGGTTGGATGCTGTGTTTGTTGATTATGCTCAGATTATGACTTTGCCTAAACATAATGGTAGTGAAGCTGAAATGCATTCTGCTTTGTCTAGCAGGTTGCAGCAGATGGCTGTAAAAGTTGAGTTGCCTATTATTACTGGTTTGCAGTTGCGTAAACCTGAAACTTTGAATGATAAGAAGGTGCCTGGCACTAACGATATTGCTGGTAGTGATAAGTATGCTCGTGATGTTGTAGGTATTTTCTATATTGTGCGTAGCAGGCTTGCTGATGAGGCTGAACATTTGTTGGGTAGTGAGTTGATGTTGAAGTTGAGTACGTCAAGGTTTACTCCTGATGGTGTTGCCCGTTTTATTGCTGAAGATAAGTTCAGTCGTATAAAGCATAAGGAATGGCGGTAGAGCTGATGCAGGATAATCAGGTTGAGTGTTGTAGGTGTGGGTTTAAGTGGGTTGTGAACGCTGAAAAACGAGGGAGAAAAGACCTTAAATGCATAAGCTGTAGAGTCAAACCTGCGGTTACGATACAGTATGGCAAACTCAGATGCACCCCACATCAAGGCTTGTTAGATAGTAACTTAAACCCGATTGATAGTAATGGGAGTGCCTTTATGTCAGGTTTTAGGTTGTGTGGGCATAGGGATTGTGTGAACCCTACACATGTTGTTAGTGCTACCTAATGCTAAATAAAATACATGTTGAGAACTGCCTGGAAACTATGAAGCGTATGCCAGATGATTACATTGACCTTGTTGTTACTTCGCCACCTTATGACAATCTAAGAACTTACAATGGTTACAGCTTTGATTTTGAAAGTATTGCTGCAGAGTTATTTAGAGTGACCAAGTGGGGGGGGGTTGTAGTTTGGGTTGTTGGAGATGCTGTTTTGAAAGGCACTGAGTCTGGAAGTAGTTTTAGGCAGGCGTTGCACTTTATGTCTTTAGGCTTCAATCTGCATGACACTATGA